TTGGGTTCTCCAGAAATGAAAATGCCGCCCATCACCTCTCGGTGTGGCGGCTCGGATGGAATGAAACGGGTAACGACCGTCGGGTCGTATTCGGACCAGGCGCTGCTCGACGGAGCAACTCCGGGATAGGGTTACAGCAAAGCCAGGGCGCTCCGGGCTTGCCTCAGACGGGTGGCTCCGGGCTTACTCAGTTGCCGGGCATCGCGTCGCATTTTTTTGATGACATCGTCCAGGGTGGCGATGCCATCGACCATGTTCTGTGCCAGCGCCGCATCGGCCCCGAGAACGCGTCCCTGGCCCATACCTTCGCGGACCTGGGAGACCGGCACCCCGCGGCCACGGGCCACGGCCTTGGTGAAAGCGGCGTAGTAATCGTCCACTCGGGATTGCATGAAGGACTGGGCCTCCGCGTCCAGCGGGCTGTAAGGGTTGCCTTCAACCTTGAACTTGCCTGCCGAGATCAGGGTGGTTTTGACACCCGCCTCATCCAGCGCCCGGCTGTAGTCCTGGTGGGCTTGCCATACGCCAATCGACCCTACCTCGCCACCCGGGGTGACATAGAACTCGTTGGCAGAGCATCCAATCCAGTATGCGGCTGAGGCTGCCAGTGAGTTGGCCACGGCGACGATCGGCTTTTGGCTTCGGGCGGACTGGATTTCATCGGCAAGCTCGGCCACCCCGTAGACACTGCCACCCGGGCTATCGATATCGATCAGGATCTGGCCGACCGTATCGTCGATGAGCAACTGGCGCAGAGCCACGGAGAACTGCTGCGTACTGGTGCTCCCAGGGCCGGAGACATCGTCCACCATATTCCCGCGCTGAGTGACTACGCCATAAAGCGGCAGCACTGCGATCCCGCCAGAGGACTGCACCGCCGCGGCCTGACGCCGCGAATCGCGGATCACGCGGTCCGCCTGGATTCGGATCATGCTCTCGGACTCTGCAGGGATGCCCGCAGACCAGCGCATGACCACGCCTGCCAGGGCGTTGAGTCTTTCGGGCATCAAGGCCCAGGGGGTCGCCAGAAACTCGGCGACCAGCAATTGGTGATTCATGAATTCATTCCCAGTTGGATGAGTGATTGGCGCAGGTCTGGCTCTGAAAGATCCCGACCGTCTTGTTCTTTTGCCCAGCGCTCAGCAGTTGAAACGGGTACAGCGAACGCTTCTGCAATCAGGCCGATCTCCTTTTCATCAATCGCGCCAGAGCGACTGATGCGTCGAGCCCAGCGGTCAGCCGCGCTTGTCAGCACGGCACGTAGCCGCGCGAGAGCTTGCTCATCGGCCGGTACCTGCGGCTCGATTTCGGTGTCCGCCCCGGCATCAGTTGGCTCGGCCTCCTCGGCGTCACCTTCCTCCACCATATTTAGAGGGCGCAAGGGTTCGTCCAGTCCTTCCAGCGGATTGAGGTTCTCCGCCACCCGTGCTTCGTTGCGAGTGAGCCAGCCGTTTTGAATGCCGCTTTGGTAGTAAGCCGATCGACTGGCTGCGTCTCCACGCATCAGGTTCGCAAAATCGAACTCAACTTCCAGATCGTCGCCATCGAGCAGCAGCTCAGAGCCGATCGACGCCTCCCAACGCTCCGCCCATGGCGTCATGGTGTGCATCACGAATTCGAGCGACTGCTGCTCAATGTTCGAGAAAGTGGCACGGTCCAGATCCGCAATCATGTGGGGCGGCACCCGGAAGATCCGGGCGATATCAGTGATCTGGAACTTGCGAAGCTCCAAGAACTGGGCGTCCTTGTTGGTCACGCCCACCTCGTGGAACTTCATTCCGTTTTCCAGGACCAGTACCTTGCCGCGGTTGGCGCCAGACTGGGCTGCCTGGTAGGACTCGCGAAAAATCTTCTTGGCCTCGGCATCCTTGAACGACCCGGGAAACTCGATCCACCCGCCAGTAGGTTTGGCGTCATTGGCAAAAAACCGTGAACCGTAGTCCTGAGCAGCCAAGGCCATTCCCAGGCTCTCCCGCGCCAGCTCTATGGGACTCATGCCCATCAAGCCGTCTGAAGACAGACCCCGTAGATGCCAAACATCACCACGCGGAAGGACTGCTTCGTCACCAAATCGATCTGTCACCCGGTAGCGAAACTCGCCCGAGCGCAGCAGTTCCATCCGTACACGGTCAGGGTGGATCGGCACCAACTCCACGATCTCACCGCGGGGATTGGTGATGATCTGGCAATACGCGTTGCCGCGCAGGGCCAGATGGCCTTGCAGCATCTCCCGCCACTCGAACGGGTTTTGGTACCGGTTAGGCCGGCGGCAAAGCAATGTGTGCAGCCAGTGATCGGTGACCCGGTCTTTTCCACCATCGGCTCGCTTTCGGTAGAGCACGATGGGAAGAGACGCCATCGTCTCGGACAGAATGCGCACGCAGGCATAAACCGCCGAGAGTCGAAGGGATGCATCAGGGGTGACGCGAACGCCACTGGATGTCCTGGCCGACACGGGTTCAAACCAGAAGTCTCCCCAAGCTGAGCGGTCATCGCTGGACGCCCGGAACCGGTCGAAGAAGCTCAGTAGTCCCATCAGCTCAGAGCAGCATCAATTCGTAGTCGGATCCCAGCACCACGTTCTCCCCGGGCTTGATAGCCCGAGAGAGCGCCATGATCAGTGCCACGATGCCGTCGATCTTGTTTTCTGCTCGCTCCTTGCGTGGGTAAATGTTGTCTTTGACGTCCAGGTGCGCCACCACGTTGCTGGCCATCCAGGTGAGCACCGGGTCGCCGTCATGGGTGAGCTTCTTCTGAAGCACCAGGGCTTCGAGCGTCTTCATCGGCTCGCTGAAGTTCAGCACCGTCGGTCGCACTTCAATCATGGGCAGGCCTTCGGCCAGCATCCGGGTCGAGAGTTGCGTGGCCTGGAACGGGTCAAAGGCCACTGCCTGCACTTCAAAGCGCGAGGCCAACTCCAGCAGGTCTGCCTCGATCCAGCCGAAATCGATCACGTTTCCAGGCGTCACGGTCAGACGACCGGTTCGCATCCAGCCGTCGTACTGGCTGTTGCCAGCGGCGGCTACCGTGTCCTCTGGCAGGTAGTACTTGCCAAACGCCACATAGGCATCGGCAACTTCGGGATGCGGGAACACCAGTACCAGCGCGGCGATGTCCGTCTTGCTGGCCAGATCCAACCCGATCCAGCAGGGCTGGCCCGTGAAGGCTTCGATGTCCAAACTCGAATCGCCGCAGGCATCCCAGGCCCGCATGTCCATCCAGGCCGTGTCAGCATTGACCCACTCGTTGAGGTGCTTGGTCTTAAAGTTGTTGACCGCACTGGGCAACTGCATGGCCTTAGCCTGCAGCGGCACCAGGACTTCCGGTCGTACTGAGATACCCCAGTTGGGGTTGGCCTTAATCAGCGCACTCTCGGAAGTCCAGTCGTCCCCGTCGTCCAAGCCGTAGATGATTCCGAACTGGGTGTCATCTTCGAACACCCCATCGAGCAACTTGGTCACGAAGGTCCGAACCTCGTAGCAGATGCCGGCGCGATTACTCCCTGCGGTGGTGATCACCCAGAGCAACGAGTTGTCTCGCTTGCCGGTACCGGTTTCGACCACGTCGTAGACGGTGCGGGTCTTATGTGCATGAAGTTCGTCCACGCATCCGAAGTGGATGTTCAGACCGTCCAGGGTCGAGCCCTCAGCCGATAAGGCTTCAAACTTTGAGCCTGAGGCCAGCACATGCATGTTGTGCGCACCAACCTCCACCGAAAACCTGCGCCGAAAGCCTGGGCTCCGTCTGGCCATGGTCTGCGCATCGCCAAACACGATCCGTGCCTGATCCCGTGTGGTGGCCAGCGAATACACCTCGGCGCCACCTTCTCGGTCGGCCGCCAGCATGTAGAGGCCCACGGCCGACGACAGGGTCGACTTGGCGTTACCCCGAGGCACCTCGATGTACGAGCGCCGAAAGCGCCGCGTGCCATTGGGTTTGACCCATCCGAAAACCGTCGTCAGGATGAAGGCCTGCCAGGGCTCCAGTTGAATCGGCTCGCCTGCCAGCGGCCCTTTCACATGGGGCAAGCGCTCGATGAACGCGCACAGGTTGTCGGCCGGCTGGAAGCCCCTGCCGTCCTTGTCCGTGAGCTTGGGGTTGAAAAGGTAGGGGCTGGCTTTTCCTTTGAACTTGGCGAGGTCATCCAGTTGTCGCTGACAGGCCCGCTGCACCCAGCGACAAGCCAGGATTTCCCCAGCCACCACCTGCTCGGCGTACCGTTTAGCGGTCGCCGCGTAATTCGAAGGCTTCATCAACCGGCAATGTCCGCCCAGGGGTCAAAGGCATCTTCGGCAGACTCAATCGGCAATGCGACCCTTGAACGGGAAGCCGGGGTGAAACCCATCTCCGTGGCAGCCTTGGTCATGATCTGAGCCTGCTTGTTGGCAATGGCTAGGTAAGGTGACTGCATCGGCACGCCCGTGTTGGGAGCTTTTACCAGTAAGCCGGTCTTGGCGATGCCCGCCTGAGCCTTACGGTAGAGGTCTGCGGCGCAAGCCCAGATTTCCAGGACCGACATGTCCAGACGCTTGAGCAGATGGGGCGGTGCGCATTCGAGCGCGTAGCGCCAAGCCGCCTTGGCCCCCTCGGGCATGTAATCGGGCGGATCGACCAGATCCCCTTGGGGCTTGGGTTCCCGCAGGTTCGTGCGGCACTTCTGGAGCGTTCCTTTGATCTGCTTGACTTTGGTCGGCAGCGGCTTACGACCGGCCATGAATATCCCCATCCGGGGGGATCCCCCCCTGTTTCAATTTGCACGCGGAAAAATTTGGGCAGGCGAGCGCATCGCGGCTTGCCAACCGTAGAGATTCATCCCCCCCTGGGGGGACCCGACCGCGCCGCTGACTCGCGTGCGGTCTTGCTGTTGTGACAGGGCACGCATAGCGACTGCAAGTTGGCTGTGTCAAACCGTAGGCCACCGTCTTTGATGGGCCGAACGTGATCCACGACACGGGCTGGCACCAGTAGGCCCTTGGCGCCACACCTGCCACACAACGGGTGCTCACGCAAGAAGGCAGCCCGCACCGAGCGCCACTGCCGTGATTGGTAGAAGCCCACCTCGGCATCGAAACCGCGCCGCGCGCGCCCGTAATCGCGATGAATCAGCTGCCTGTGCGCCTCGCAAAACCCTGGCGTTGCCACCACGGCTGCGCACCCTGGATAGCGACAGGGAGTGGGTGCGCTGCGGGGCATTTCGCGAGGTTTCCAACTGATTCAAGAAAGAAGCAACGGCTTCGGAGATTCCGCTTGGCTTCCTCTGTGAACAGAGCGTTCATACGAACACCATCAACCAACCAAAGGAATCACCGAATGAAGTCCAACACGAAGCTAAACCAGCTGCTCGAGCAGATCGCCCAGCAGCACCTGTTCATCGACACCCTGGAAACCCAGAGCAGCGACCGGCTCGACTTTCACGACGTCAGCGTCTGGGCCGTCAAGGCCGCGTTGCAAGCCGCCTACGAGGCTGGCCTCAAGGCCGCAGAAACCAACACCACACCCATTCACACCCAATCCTGATCGGAGCACACCATGACCATCCAACTCACTCCCGCCCAGCAAGCCATCCTGGCCCATGCCCATCAGCACACCGAGGGCAAGATCGCCTGGTTCCCTGAGAACATCAAAGGCGGTGCGCGCTAGAAAGTGATCGATGGCCTGTTCAAGCGCGCCCTGATCACCTGCGACGGCAAGGACTGGTTCGTGGCCGCTGAGAGCTACGAGGCCTTGGGTGTGCCACGCAAGGCGCCTGTGAGCGCCCAGGCCATCGACGAGGTCATCGAGGCCGCGACGGCTGCGAAACCTCGGACACGGGACAACAGCAAGCAGGCGCAGGTGATCGCGATGCTCAA